GTATGCTGCGTTATATGCCATGTATTAAGCCTCCTGTTTTACTAAGTAGACCTGTCCGTCCGCCAGTTTATATGTTTCGTAAGCGTCCGGGTTGGTTTCAGTTTTTACGCGTAACTCTCTTGGATGCGGGCCGCGTCTGCCGCCCCTGCCAAAGTCTAGCCCAATCCCAATCCCTCGTTTCATACCCACCCTCTTTTTTTTGCCGTGACGCCAAATCCTAGGTTGCAAGACATAATGGAGCTCCTAGCCGAGCGGAGAAATGCGTACCTTACCGCCAACTCCATACGAGAAAACAGGAATGGCCGCCAGTTTGTCTCCCGGCTTGACCTGCAGAGGCAGAACTTCGCCTTCACCAACAAAATGACAGGCATTGCCGTCAACGGTTGCTGTCGGAGCGGCACCCATGGCAATGAAAATGTCGGTTGTGGTGCGCAGCAGAATATGGGTAACGCCCAGCGCGTTGGTAGTCGCAACGGAGGTCGCCTCCAAAGTGATTTCTTGCGGGGCTGCGATTAAGAAATACATGCTCATGGTACGCTCCTTTAAAGGGAATGTTTTTTCAAAAGGGTCAATTGTTGACGGCAGGTTTCTTTGTCAGTCAGTAGCTGTTGCAGCGTGGGCGGCTACCTGCTCCTGACTGCGCTCAAGCAGCCGAGCCACCCGTAGCGACTTATCTGACCCGCTGGACGTATCCCGCAGCGCAAAGCGGTCGTCGTCGGCTGGGGCCTCGTCGAGCGGTGGGAGTGTTGGGATTTGTTTGCTAGCCATTATTACCTCCAAAAATCCTTATATTCTAATGCAGGGTCATAGGATGGCCCTGAAAACGAGTCGCCAGTTGGCGGTAGTAATCTCGTCCCAATCCGCAAATAAAGAGGCGGTTTGGTTAACCACTTGTGGGCGAATATCACCGTATGCGTAATAGATATTCTCTGCATCCGCTCGCGCCGGAAGAGAAGCCGTGTTATTCCAGTCGCTGCTATCCCTGAAAAGCCCGTCTGTCTCGTCCCCAACGTTATACCCCAGCTCGGCAGTCACACACCGCAGTCGTGCAAACACAAAGCGAGGCCGTGCTCCAAGGCCGTGCGCTACCGTTAGGATGGTGTTTGGGTTGAATGCGCTCTGCTCGGCGCTCTCGAATATCTGCAGCAATGTTCCGGCAATCGATTCCTGCACTTCGACGACAATCGGAGAGGCTTCCACCACTTCTACGGCAATGACAGTCATCGCGTGACCTCCGGAGATACCTTGACAACGCCTTGCAGCAATCGCTGCACATAGCCGGTCGCGGTTTCGGTCAGTTCCACATCGTAGACATAAGTGCCCGGCATCAGGGCGGCCGTCGTTTCAGGGCTGAGTTCCAAGGTAATCACGCCATTGGCCGGGGTCGGAATATCACAAACAAAATCGATCGCCGTCGTGCTTGAGAAGGAGCGCCGCAGCTGTGCGGCAACGGTATGCCCGGTCAGGTCTTTCACTACGTCGCTGGCGGTCTTGACCGTCAATCTCATGCTGAAATGGGTGCCCTGTTCCAGAGGATCGATGTTTTTGATTCCTGCAGACATATACGCTCCTATTCTTCACCACCGGGGATGTTGGCGGCCCGGGCTTGCAGACTCAACCCAAGCCTTTCCAGTGCGGACGCCCGGTAAGTGTTGGCCCGCTCGGCACAGCGGGGAATATCGGCGTCTTTGCCGTAGGCCCGCGATAGCACCAAATCCAACAGCACATTTTCGTAGGTGTCGTCCAGCCCGATAGTCGCATCAATGGACGCTAGAGCGGTTGGGGCGACATGCAGCTGTTCTTCCACATAACCTGTGCCGACAGCCGGTTGGGGCGGGTAAACAAGGTACTCTCTGGGGTTCTTCGGATCGTAGCAAAAGTAACTGACCGTAGCGCTGGCGTGAGTTGCGCTTTGCCAGTCCGGCAGCAAGATGTCCAGCACACGCTGCGCTTTGGGCAGTATCGTTGGGCCGGGAGTCAGTCCGTCGCTGCCCATGTTGCGAAGCACGGCGGCCAGCCCGACGGCGGTCGCCGGCAGGGTTTGTCGAGAGCCAGCCACCAGCTGCCGGGTAGCGGTGCTGCTGAACAGTTCTGGCCGCATCAGGGCCACTTCCCGCTGCGCCGAGTCCAGCCAGCCGAGCAGTTCCGTATCGACCGGCCAGCGTCGCATTATGTCTTCGTCCTGCAGAATCTTGCTGACCTTGTTGAGGATGCTACTTGCCGCCAACGCCATAATTTACTCCTGCTGTGCTTTCATCTTTACTACGGCAACTTCCAATGCGGCATTGATTACCGATGCGCCCAGCTGAATGCCTGACGTTTTAAGATCGTCAAGGATCTTTTCGAAAGCGGCTTGCCGCTTTTCTTCGTTGCTGGCTCCGCTCATTTCTGCAGCGACCGCCGTTACTGCCGCCATTGCAGCTTGGGCCAGTACCGTCCCAGCGTCGGACAGCAAGTGCCGAATCAGCGGCTGCAAAAAACTCCACAACTCCGACAGGATAAACTTCATCTTTTCGAACATGCGTTTCTCCTTTTGAAAAGCCGCCGGAACAGCCGGATCAAAGAATCTTCCCAATTGCTCCGCCACGTTTTTTTGATTTGGATTTTATTGAGCCGCTTCATAATTTTTGGCCTTTTCCAGTTTGTGCCCCAAGCCTAGCCCCTGCAGCCCGGAAAAGACCGCGTAAGCGCCGGTAATCACCATTCCATAGCTGTACTCGGGGTCTACTTGCGGCAGCCCTTGGTCGGGGAATACGGCGCTTAAAAGGCCCAGCAGCCCGCCAAGCAGGGTGGTCAGTCCGGTCAGGATCTTACCGACAGCGCCGGCATAGGTTTTCTTGCCGTCCAGCTTGCGGCCGACGAATCGCAACAGTTTGTTCAACAGAAAGTTTTTCATACGAATCCTTTTAAATGGCGGCGTCCAGCCGGGTCAACCAGCCGCAGAGATAGCAGGGGTCTTTCTGCGAATAATGTAGGTAGGCTTCTCCACGCAAGCCGGCATGCAGAGCTTGCGGATACGGGCATCCGGCAATAACCTGCCGGGTTATCGGACCGATAATACCGTCTACCTGCAAAGTTTTGTTCTGCATCATGCGAGCGAGAGCTTCCCGCCATTTGGCTCTGCGGTTGGCCGGTACGACCCCAAGACACAACCGATTGACCGCGCGTTGCAACAATTTCCCGGCCGTTACCGGCCCGCAATTGACCGATAGGTCGAATAACCGCATGGCCAGCTGCGGATGCTTGTCCGCCAAACGGGCCGCGCCGGAAGCCAACCAGTAATCCCGATAATACAGCCAGCGGGCTTCGGCAAGGGTCAGGTTTTGAATGTCCAAATGCGGATAGGCTTTCGCAGAAATACCGTATTTGGTTCCTTTGAGTTCTCCATGGTTCGGCTTGCCGCCCGTCCAGTTGCCCGGATCGTGCGGGTCCATGGAACTTTTGTTTTCGTGCTGTAGGGTAAACGTCAGCGCCGTTTCAAAAATACTGGTAGTCAAGACGAGCCTCCCATCTGCCGAACTGCCTGAACCAGCCCAGCGATCAGCAGCCATGCCTGATTGGCCAGAAAATAAGTCAATGCCAAAACGACAGCGACTTGCACCTTGTCGAACTTGCCGTTGTTGTCCACGGAAAAGACCTTGTTGTTTTTGCAGCTTTCCGGACACGGATGGTTCAGCAAATGCTTGGTAATCCGATCGTCAAGACGTTGTGCAAGCGTTTGCAGCTGGGCTTCGCCTTGATGATGCAGCTGATACAAATGTTCAATGTTGTTGTGATTTTCTTTGGCTCGATCGGCCAGCGCAATTAAGCGTTCTTGGTGTTTCGCAATTTCGACCAAGGCGTCCACCATCCGTTTTGAATCGTTTTTGAGTTCGGAAACGCTTTCAAGCAGCTGGGTGAGTACCGGGCCTTTATCACAAGTGGATTCAGTCATTGATTGCCCTTTTATGCGGGATGCCGCCATAGAATAGCTTTTGCCGGTCGATGATTGACCAGCAAATCCACCCGCTGATAGATGAAGGCTTCCATTTCCGGAGTAACGGTCAGCATGCCACCCGCGACGCTGAAACGCGGAACGGCTTCTACGAATACCCGATCAAACAGCTCGTCCCATGGCAGCGTATCGGTCAGCGCGGTCAGAGTCACGGGGCGGCTGTAAATTTCCAGATTGACCGTAGTTTCGGCATCCGGGGTGGGATACAGGGTTACGGTCAATCCGCGCAGTTCAAAATAATGAGGGGTGCCGACTTCGGTAAAGGTGTGCCGCAACCATGCGGGCAGCGGCAGCAACGAGCGCCCGGGAATCAGCTCGGCGGTGCTGATCCATGGCCATTCGCCTTGCACCAGCCCCAAACTGCCGGACGGCAGGCTCAACGAACTGGCTTCGGCGGCCAGCGTTGCTTCGTAGCTGGTGCGCAACAGGTCCGCCTGACACAGCCATAACCGCTGAGCAATGACTTCCTGCACCGCGTTGACCGCATTGAGAAAAGTGGCGGTCGGCAGTTCGTCGCCGTATTTGGGCAGTATCGCTATCAGCAGATCGTTCAGCGTCATGCCGCTCTCCTAGTTTTTATGTTTGATCATGTGCAGCCGCAACCCGCTGGAGGTCTTGGCCACAAACCCGCAGACTTCACATTGCCATTGCGGTTTGGCTTCGGGTTCAGCTTCGACCGGTTCAACACTCTGTGCGGGCGCAGGCGGCACGTTCTCCGCTTCGGGCAGAGCAATGGCTGCCTGTTTAGAGGCGGACGCTTGAGGGGCCACTGTGTCGGGTAGCGGACCCGTCCATGGCACCATATCGTTACGGGCCTCCAGCCATGGCGAATAAGCAAAGCATTCGCCGGTATCCACTTTTTTGAGATATGCAGGTTTCAAGAACCACTCCTGAAAAACTGGGGGCCCAAGAACAGCCCCCATGCCGTAGAGAATTACGAATCGGCCAGCGGTACGGTGTACCAGTCGGTAGCGTCGTAGGCCACCAGTAGAATCGCCGTATAGGCGGCCAAGCCCCCGGAAAACTCGGCGTTGGCGGCACCGCCGTTGATCTTGTCGCTGGTGTTCGGATACAACTTGAGCACCGCGTTGGCGTTATTTTTGACAATGCAAATTTTGCCGGCGACGGCGGTCGGCAGCTTGACCCCTTTGGCCGCGTCGGCATCGGTTACTACCGTCAGGCCGGTTGCGATGGCGGTCGCATCGGTCTGCGAAGAGCCAGCAGCCGCCACCGTGGCGGTAGGGATAAGCGGCATGGTGCCAAACGTCAACAACCCGGTTTGAGTGGCTGTGCCGGTTACGGTCAACGCACCCGCCACATCTATGTCGCCGCCGACTTCAACATTGTCGTCGACGCTCAGCTGATCACAGCTGAAATTTACAACTTGTGCAGACATGAACCCTCCTTTACGCCATCTGGCAAACCAGCAGCGTAGCCTTGATGGTCGGGTTGGTGGTGGTGGTTCCGCCGCCCAGCGCAATGACCGCATTGACCAGCACGTCGGAAGTGCCAACGGCCATCGGCAGGTTTACGGTAGCGTTTCCGCCCGTGCCAACTGCGGCGGCCAGAATATTGGTTGCGGCCCCGATGTCGGTTGTGCCAAAGCGCAACTTGGCGGTGCAGGTGCCGGTGCCGCCAACCGAAGCCACAACGGTTTCAAGACGGGTTGCCAGAATGACGGTATTTGCCGGCAGGGTGAACAGGTTGACAATATCGGCGTTGGCAACCTTGTCATCCAGCAAGGCGTCCAAGTCGAACGTTTTTTCGATGGTATAAACAGTAGGTGCGCCGTACGCCACCGGCTTGGCGGTCTGTTCGGACAGGGTGGTCGTCGTCGAAGGATAAGCAGCCATGGTGAATGCTCCTTTAACCCTCCCCCGTTGCCGGGGGAGAGCAGATTAAATAAATGGAAAAGGATTACCCTTTTTTGGCGTAGAGAACGCCAAGGGCTTCGGCTTTGAGCACTTTGTAGCCATAGACATGCAGACCTTCCATGACATGGCCCCAAGTGTTTTGCAGCTCCAACGTGCGGTTTTTGACCAGCTGCGAAGCGAACGCAATCGCAGACTTCTGCCCGAACAGGATGTTGTAGCAGGTATCGGCTCCGTCGGTCACGCCGGTCAGGTTGTTGGACGCATACACGGTGAAATTGGAGATCCCACCGATTTTACCGTTGCGCAGGTTCTGGTTGCCGGTGTCGCCGCTGAACAGGGCGCTACGCAGATCGGACGTGTTGATGCAGGCCTTGGCCCATTCCGGAATAATGATAAACCGGTCGGGGATAGGAACATCGTTCTCCGACAGAACGCTGTCGCAATAAACGATATAATCCAGAATGTTGGCTTTGGTCAGAGCAACCGGGGCTCCGGTCGTGCCAAGGTTCCAACTGCCGGATACGGCCCCGGCAGCGGTGCCTTTGTTGGTGGTTGCGGCATCGGCATAGACGGTGTTGAGCAGGTCCCGGTCCATCTCGATACCGAGGTTTTCCGAACCGTCTTCGGCCCATTCGTCCAGAGCGGCAACATCGTTCTGGATTTTATCGATGTCGTCAATGGCAACGGAATAGCCAAGGGCTTGATCAATTTGCAGTTCGACGTTGGGCGGTTCCAGCGCCTTGCGTTTTTCGTTGAGGTCCATCCCTTTGTAATACTTGTAGACCGTTACGCTGGGACGGGTGCGGATGATGACCTTATCGCCCTGTCCGGTGATTTCACCTTGGTATGTTCGATTAACGATTTCACCAAAAACAGTTTTTTTGTAGAACTTCACCAAGAGTTTCTTGGCGTAAATCTGGGGGGTATATTTGGAAGTTCCAGCGGAACCTCCTACCGGATAGCCGGCAGCTGCGGGTACGCTCATGGGATTATGTCTCCGTAGGATAAATTACCCGACGATGCGGTTCTCCCCGGGAGCGTTGGTCAGATCGGCTTCGAGCGCGGCGGCCTCTTTGGCGGGCAGTTTGCCGAGCTCAAGTTTTTTCCAGCCGGCATTCCATTCGGCCAAGGTATAGACTTTGCCCTGATGGTTTTCGGCTGTGGTCTGTGCAGCGCTGCCGTGTTTGGCGGGCGCTACCAACGCTTCCGGAGTATTGGATACCGTCATTGCGGGTTTATGTTGTTGTTCGGAAAAGTCGATAAAAAACTGTGCGGCGGCCGCAGCGTCCTGCGCTTGCACGGCCTGATCCAGTTTGTTCTGCAACGTCATGCCGCCACTGTACGGCAGCGGGCTTTGCAGAAAAGCGAGAAACGCCGGGTTGCTGTTGAGCTGACGCCATGCGGGCACCAGTCGGTCCAGCCCCTGCAAAAAGGTGTTGCTTACCTGTTGGTCCGCTTCCGGTTCGGATGGAGAAGGCTGCATCATGGCCAGACTTTCAAAATGAATTTCGGTATGTCGTTGTCCATTCAGTTCGGCCATGCGCCGATAAGCCAGACTTTGCCGCGTTGCTTCCGTGACGTGCGGAGAACGATAATTTTCTTCCACTTCCACGTTCTCGTTCTGTTCGGACTGCTGCCGCAAGGCTTGCAGGTCCGACAGCAGCTGGTTTTTTTCGGCGGTCCACTTCTCTCGTTCCGACCGAAGCATGCCCTGCAAGGTGAGGTATCGCTGTTTATAAGCGTCCTCTTCGGAGGGTTTCTCATCGGCAGGTTCGGCGGCTTTTTGCTGAGGCTTTTCTTCAACCGGGGGAACCTGCTCCTCGGGCGGAGTCGGGTTCAGCATTTGGTTCAGTTCGCGTTCGGCTCTGGTTTCGTCGTTCTCGTAAGACATGCTGTGCTCCTTGGCCCGCACGATGGCTGGGCCGATTTGGGGTGCGTAGGCTCTCCCCGTAAGTTGTGACCGGCGACAGGCTCGGTCAGAAAGCGTGGCTCATGCGCTTGCGTTCGGCCCCTTGCCGACGCTTACGCAAGGTATCTTTGGCTTCTTCAATACTGCGAATCAGCTGATCCAGAATTCGTTTTTCGCCTTTGGCAATCAGATCTCGGCGGTCGTCATCCGAAGCGGTCCATGTCAGAACGATCTCGTCCCGCCAAGCCTTCAAATGCTGGTGCAGAACACTTCCTTCCAGTTCGGCCAATTCTCCGGTGAGTTGCATGGGCGTCAGTCTTTCATCAGTTCTTTCAGCGCGGCATTGCGCTTGCCGACATTTTTCTTGATACCTTCCACTTCCTTGCGGATCAGTCCGGCACCGGTCAGTTTGGTCGGCGGCATGGGCCGGGTGGAAGAAGTCTTGCGGGGTGCGGGTTTTTTCATGGTCACTCCTTTAGGGTTGCGCCGGTTGATTGGGAAAAACGTTGGTGTCGGTGCCGCCTTGCGGAGCGCCGGACGGATCGGTCGGAACCGGTTTTTTTTGAGGGACGGTGCCGCTACCGGGCTGACTGCCACCGGGAGGCGACGCTTGCTGTGCTTCGGCTTGGGCCAGCAGTCCTTCCAGCTTTTCCAGTTCGCTGTCGGTATTCGGAACAATGCCTTCGGTGTCCAGTTCAAGTAAACGGGCGGCCTCCCGCAGCAGTTTGGCGCGGCCCCGAATGCCGATAATCTGCATATCGACAGGATTGATCGTCGCCGCGAGAAACTCGTTGGTGCGAACCAGCTTCTGCTCTTTGGCCAGCAACGACGAAGATCCACGAGCAACCACGCGGGCGTCGCCTTTGATCGACATATCGGGGTCGTATAGCATGTTGTAGTCGTAAGTTCGGCTGACAATGCTGGACACCATGGTATCGATGTGCGCGATCACTTCCTTAATGCCACGGGCAGCATACGTCATGAGCATGGATAGACCGGAAGATGTATTGCCGGCTCCGCCAACCGCAGTATTGCCATGGCTCCACTTCGGGACTCCGGTTTGATCGTCGGCCATGGCGGAAAAGGTATTGAAGACCTGCAGCAGTGGAGACACGATGATTTGCGGCTGGTTGAAGCGTACTGCCGGGGCTTCGGACATCTGCGCATTGCTCGACGGCCAAATCTTCCACGGCCAGATTTCTTCGGCTTCGCCGCAACGAGTCTTGTCAACCTCGACCTGCGGACCGGAAGCCAGACCGGCATTATTGACAATGGCCCGGGCTACGGCGTTGCAGACATCCTGAATGTCCGCCATCAGTTCCGGCAGCCCTTTGCCCCAGAAAGCCCCCGGAACCCGCTCAAAAGAGTCCACAGCATAGGGTTTGCGGCCGAGCTTGTCGGGGTTCAGAATCAACCGGATAGTATGCTGCCCGACCATCCACGCATTGACTTCGTATTCCAGTTCCGCATCGGCAACCGGCAAGCCCCATTGCTGCAACAACGAACCCTGCAAGCTGCCCCAGAACTCCCACGCTTCAATGCGGCCCGAGTCCAGCAAACTCTGCGTTTGTCCATCGCGTAACATGGCCAGTTCGGTGTCGGTACTGAGCATTTCCCGTTTGCCGTTTGGCCCGTATTCGGCCAGTGCGGCACGAATATTTTCTTCCCGATAGCCCGGAACGCCAATCATTGCTACCAGATCGGAACGGGTCAGATGATGCCGTTCGAACCCGCCATCTTTTACCGACGTGGCTCCGGACAGCGGATAATAGTCGAACGGAGATACTCGGTCATATTCGGGCACCAGCTTGTCCTGTACGTCGATAATCCATTCGCCGTCTTGCTCGACCCATGCGTGGACCGGCCGACGCCGCACGACGGGGCCCTTCAGAATGCCGGCTTTAAGCATGATCAGGTCGGAAATCACCGCCCAGAAAGCTGCGTCCCAACCACCTTCAACGAGTTGATCGTCGATCTTCTTCGCCATGCGCTCACAGCGCAACTTGGCTTCCTGCTGAATATCGCGGCGCAGCTTGTCTTTGATTTCGTCTTCGTATTTCTGGATTTCTTCTTCGACGTATTCGGGTTTGGAAGTCAGTCCCAATTCGGACAAACCCTGCATGACCATCTGAAAAAGTTGCTGCCCGTCGTTGATCAGTTTGCCGGTAACGTTCGGCGGCAAGTCGGCTTGCGGGCTGGGCACAATGGTCCAAGGCCGGTCGCCCACCGGGCGTAGAATATCGTTGATCCATGCAATGGCCGCCCGATACTTGGTCATGGTCAGCAGTACAAACACTTCGCTGCCGCCCATCTGCCGGATAGCTGCCAATTTGTCCGGTTCGTATTCGCCATAGACCTGTCGCATATTCTTCAGCATTTGCCGTTCAATCGGGTCTTTGGCCCGCTTGGCGGCAAACAGCTTCTTGGCCAGATGCGCGGTCAGCGCGTCAACAACTCGCTGCGGTTCGGCGGCTGCGGGGGCCTGTGCGGCCTCAAGCGCTTCTACCGACCGGACCTTGATCAGCCCCAAATTGCTAACGCCGGGCGTACCCGTCGGAATGGCTTGCATCATTCAACGCTCCTGTGACAGTCCCAACAAAAAGCCCGAATACCGACAATGCAGTCAGTATCCGGGCCCTGTTTCCCTTGCGAAGGAGAGCTTCCCGTTGATCCTTGCGGATCGGAACTTCTATTTTATTTTGAAATTGGAAAACTCAACCATTTGAATCTTGCCTTGCACACAATGCAGGATTACTTGGCAGCCTCGTTGCGGAAGAATATTCATCCGTCTCAAACAGGCTTCCAGATTTCCTTTTTCCTCCTGCGTCAAATTGGTTTCACGAATCATTTCAAGCCCCTTTGGCTGATAGTTGGTATTACGAACACAATTCTTTCATTTGTCAAGGCTTTTTATGTCAGTTTTTTGCTCATGTAGTAGACATTATGTCCATCCTTTTGCTGAGGGTTTCTTGCGGGTGGAGCTGGCCCTTTGTTTGATATGTTCCGGAACGGGCGGGCTTGGCAGCGGCAAGACGGTTCGCAGATACTTGCCAATACCGATCGAGATAACCCGATCGTCGTGCCGGCCACGATCGGCCTCACTGCGTCCGTTCTCCTGTATTTTAAACGCCAGCATTTCGTCGAACGTACCAGAACAGACAATGCCGTGACAGTCATCACGGATCTCCTTGACCAGTACATCAATGATCATCGGGCGGGTGGCACTGGTGGTCTGCCAGCCGTAACGCTTGCGCGGCTTACCCGGAGGGTCCGGTACCATTTCCATATACAGGTTCGGATAACGGATGATTTCGTGCAGCCACTTGATAACCGTTAAACCGTGATTATTGCGTTCCGGAGCCAGCAGTGCGGTGTTGTACCGATAGCCAAGTGCGGCCAAGACCTGTGCGAACAGGTCCGGATCGATATGTCCGTGCCAATGGGCAACCTGTTCACCGGTGCGGTGGTTGATAACATCCGCTGAGGAAAAGTCGCCTCGCTCCAAACCTTCGGCCACGTCGGCAGAAATCAGATAGTTCTCGCCAGGGCACGGCTCCTGCCAGACGGACAACCGACCTTCCGGATTGGCGATCCACTGGTTGATGGATGTTGTCAGTTCGTATCTGATTGCTGGCGGGCGAGCGGCCAGCTTCAACTTCATGATTTTCGGATTGTCGAAAACCGGCCGACCCGCCGCAATAAAAGCGTTTTCTGCACAATCTGGATACTCTTGATTGAACGTATCGATGGAGCCGTTACACTTGTTGGCCAGCGTCAGACGCCGCCAGTAAAGCTGGGGCAGGGTCAGCCCATAGGTGGCCATCAACTCTGTCTCAGCGTTCGTCAGTTCGCTCTCAAAGGTCGGTGGAGGCTTGGTTTGATACTTCTCAAAGCAGAACCATGGCAGGAAAATAGCGGTGTAGATGTTGGACGTGTTGGCGTCCGGGTTGACTTCTTCGACGACTTCTGCGGCCTCGACAATGCTGTCGGCATCGTGCCAGAAGTTTATGTCCGGAGGGTTCATCCGTTTGACCTGCATACGGTAGCGGGCGTTCCAGTATCTGTCGTAAAACTCGCCGCCAATCCCCTTCGCCGTTGATTCGTAGACGACTTCCGTGTCCGGATCGTCAGGGACACACTGCAAAATAGCCGTCAACAGGTCGGTAATATTCTCTTCCGGCCATTTGGAAAGTTCCGAATTGCTTACGGAAAAATGCGGGGTTCGATAGCTGTGGTCTTCATGCTTAATGGCCAGATCGAAAACCTCATCACAAAAAGTTTCCCGCACATTTTTAACCTTGATCCACACCTTACGGTTATTGAAATCCAGCCGATACCGCTCGCCAGCCTGTGAATCGGATGCGTCAACAATAGCAAATGGAATCCCGGCTATCTGTCGTACGGCTCGTCCGGCCTGACCGCTTAATTGCAGTCTCCACTGAGCCTTGTTGTTTCTTCCACGATTGCAAACAAAAGCTTTCTGGTGCTTGATACTCCCCCATCCATAGCCCAGAGCAGCGACGAGATCCCGCACCTGATACACCAACGAAGCGCGAATGCTGGAAATTGACACCGCATTATTTTCATAGTTCTGCCGGCAATCAACCGTTTTTGATCCGTCGCCCGCTACGTATCCGGCCACAATCCCCCGGCAAAAATCTTCCCCGCAATCAAATACCCAGTCCGGTATTCGTTTTTCATCGAGACGGCCAAATGTTTCAGCAATAAACGCAGCCAATACACCACTATCCAGGGCATAGGTTTTGGCAAGGGTTCCAGCTCTCGTTTTAACCTTTGCAGGGGCCTTACAGAAAGCTTTCAGGGCGTTGCAGGCCCTGGTGGCGAAACGATCCTCATTGTTATGCAGGGCAAAAATAACCCGCTGATAGGGACCAATTCCTCCTGCTGTTTTTGAAATACAGCCTTCAGCCAGATAGTAGCCAATAGCAAAACCCGTTTCTTCATTTAGCGGAAACTCGGTCGGACCCAGATATCGCGGGCCGAATTTGGACGCCCTTCCCTTTACTGGCAGGCTTTCAATGTTATGGGTAATCTCCCGAATTGGCATCGAAACCATGTGCCACTTGGGGTTGAACTCTCCGGCCTTGACCCAGCCCATGTTTGTCCAAATCTTGTGCTGCGGGGTTAAGGCAATCGGATATCCCATCCACGGCCGAATAACCACCATTTTTCCCTTGTCGGGCAAGTCTTCAGCCAGCGTTCTGGATACTGCCTCAACTTCGCCGATGTGGCCATTGTGAGTAACAACCTTATCCCCGGGCTCAATGTTTTTGATCAGCTTTTCCCGACCATCGGCAACCAGTATCGGTGTGTCGGGGGCCAAACATCCGTGGAAATAATGGATCAACTGCCCGCTTCCGAAGTCCTCCTTGGCCGCAGTCGCCACACGAAAACCGCTCCCCAGCCCTTTACCGTCCTTGGTATTGAAGTCCAGCAGCCGGGAGTTGTTATAGCGGGTTGACGGCCGCAACCAGTCGGGCATGAAATCGTAAAATCTTTTGACCATGCCGAATAAGGTTTCCGTCGCGTCCGGTTCATGTGTTACCTGCGACGCTAACCTATTGAAATTCCAACTGGTCTTATGATAATAGCGGGCCGAGAAATAGGTTGAGAAGCCCATGCGCCGAGCCTTGAGCAGAACCAGCCGAATAAACCGCTGCTTTTCAATCTGTTGAATCATTCGGTGCATGATACGCTGCGGCCCGTTCATGTTGAACGGAACAATCTTGCCTTCCATGGCCAAGACCTTGAGCAACCGAGGCGCACAAAATTCGAAATCGGTGCGATACCGATACAGCAGTTCTGCCAGATCCTCGTCGGACAAGTCCGGTATTTGATCGCCAGTTTCTTTGGTCATTTGGACACCAGACTCAGTACGTCTTCACCTTTCCGACACGGAACCGGCAACGTCTCTACCCGGCCTTCACCGTTGCATACCCAACACGTTTCGCTGATGATCTCGTAGTCCGCTTCGTTGCGTACCGTCTTCGCCCCCTGACAGAACGGACAGAAGTTGGGTTTCGTCTCGACGAAAAACCAGCGGGAACCATGCGGCGTCTCAATCGGAAAACCAATACCGAAGCCCATCCTTAAAATGTCATCGCCGGAAACGTCCGCACCGCCCAAGGCTACCAGCAAATTGATGATCATGTCCTTCGGGTAGAGATCCAGTACCCGCTTAGGCTTTCCGTTTTCTTCCACCAGCAAAAAGCAGACCAGCTCTTCCTTGTCGGCCAATGCGTAAATCGCCTTCTCCGCGTTCACTATCGCCCGTCGATCACTCATTTCTCCCCCAGAAACGTTGCCATGCCTTCGGCCAACGAATGCCCCTTCAGAAAGCCCCTGCCAGCTTCCAAGTCGGTGCCAGTTGTTCCGGGATAATACAACTTGTCCACCAAATACAGCTTCATGTGTTCCAGCAGCCGCGCAATCAGTTCTTCGCTCTGCGGAAGATTGGCCTGCCGGCACAGCATAAATGCCGCATGCACCAGTTCATGAAACAGCACTGCCGGCGAATTCTCCGACCAGACATAAATATCCTCGCCGCAGCACTGACACCAACCCCTTACGCCGGCGATCTCGTCAAGCCCTATCCTCTCGCCGCAGCAATCCCGCTGCAGCTGCGCAAACTGCAACACCGCTTCCGACTGCGAACACTCCGTTGCCGCCACTACCGTTCGCCCAAATATCGGCAGATAACATATCGCTGTCTTCATTTAATCTCCCTCCGTAACGTAACCTCCAACAGCCGCTGCTCAAACGTCTTCTGCTCAATCTCAATCTTCTTCGGAGCCTTTGCCCCCAATACGTCCACCGCCGTCTCCAGAAACTTGTGCCGAGCATGATTGTCATTTACTTCGACCAGCGTTTCCTCGTCCTTGCTGATCTTTTTCTTCACGAACATCTTCGACTCCAGCCCTTCCTTCAACTTCTCGGCCAGCGAATCCGGACTGATCCCAATGCGCGTCATGGACTGTATCAGCTCCGAATTGGCGTCTCGATGCTTCTTGAGAATCTGATGCGCCCGTACCTTCATCGTGCTCGGATTGCCTTCGTAGCCGGCAAACTCGGCGGCCTGATGCAATGTCATGCCATGCACCAGCCGGCCTTCCAGCACCTTATACTCCTTCTCCGGTATCAGCCCCGGCTCCGTAACCCGTGCCCCCGTTGCCCGTGCCCCCTTCGCCCGATCTTCCATACTGTTCGCCATTATTTGCCTCCCGTCGTTCTGCGCCAGCCAATCGACAACTTTTGCATAAGCAACTTTATATCCCCCCAGGAGAGAAGCTTTCCCTTCGGAGGGGAGCCCGCACAATCCAAGTCTGCCAACTTGCGCAACCATGAAGATAACGTCAGCCCGCACGCTTCCGCCCGCCCCTGATACCGAACTTTCTGCTCTGCCATCACCCGGAACGCTACCATCTCATACTTAGAATCACTCACTTCTCTAACTCCTGCTGTACCATGCGATCAACCGCCAACGCAATAACCTTGGCATCCGAATTGATCCCCAACAACTTCCGCAAACCAGCTATCTGATCCCGCGTAAACGACGAAAGCCTTACCGTAACCCGATTATCTGCCACCATTTCACCCCCAATCCGACAAACGTCATGTATATTGTGCTGACAATTTCCCGATTTGTCATGTATATTGTGC